GAACCTTTATCAAATGCTCTAAAATTATTTTGTGCATCTTCAGTTCCCCTAACAACCTCCCAAATCTTTTCAGCCATTACACTTAAAGCAGTTATAACAGCCATCCAACCAATGGATTTCAATGTCATTCCGAACAATCTAAACTCTTTCGTAGCAACATTCGTAGCAGTAGCAACTTCGCCTTGTGCAACAGCCATTTGCTTAGACGTTCTAGTGGTTTGTAAAGAAAGCATGATACTTTCCTTTAAAGTTCCGTTTCTAACCTTCTCAATTAATTGTAAGCCTAAAAGAACACCTTTATATGTTATATACGATTGTATTACAAGTCTAATACTAGATAATAATGCACCTATGTTTTCAGCGATAGCCCTAAGTACAAATGCAAATGTTTTGTTTATACCAACACCTTTTTGCGTTGTGTCTACAAATTCAGTTACCTTGTTTTTAAGTAAGTTCCATGCACCACCTAATGTTTCTAGTCTTTTCTTTGCGTTTTCTCCAAAATGTTCGTTTAATGCTCTAGCGAAGTTAGGCATAACATCATCTGCCATTACCTCTCCATTCTTCATCATCTCTGCAAGTTTCTTTTCAGAAACACCCATAGATTCAGCCATGATAGAGAAAGCACCTGGTAATCTTTCTCCTAATTGCTGTCTTAATTCCTCTGCCGATACAGCACCCTTAGAGAACATTTGAGATATTGCCAACAAAGAACCTTTCATTTGGTCGTTCGTTAACGCTAACGAAGAACCTGCTTTAATTACACTTTCATATACCTTTTTACGTTCTTTAAGAGATAGGTTTGAAGATTCAGTAGAAGCAATGAAATTCTTGTAAGAATCAATCATTACAATCAAATCTTGACCATAAGAGTTAGATATATCCTTTAAGAAGGAAAGATTAGCTTGATATTCATTAGTAGATTTAGATACGTTTTGTAATGCTAGTTTTAACGAATCTAACTGAACTTGTGTATCTATTAGGTTTCTAACTATGGTAACACCTCCAAAAGCAAGTCCTAACTGACTTAAAACATTCTTTAATCTAGCAACACCTTTTTCATAGTTACCTACATTTCTAAAGTTATCTCCAACCCTTGCATCTAGCTTCTTTAAAGCTTCATCTCCTTGTTTTGCACTAGCAGTTACATCTTTGTAAGTCCTTGATAATCTAGCGTATTCTTTAGAGTTTTTCTGTCCCGCTTGTTCTAAAGCTAACATTTCAGCACCTAAACGCTTGGATTCATTCTTTAATTCCCTAGTGTTTTTAACAAGTTCTTTGTAAGCATCAGACTCTTTTTTAGTTAAGTCAATCTGTTTTTGTTGTTGCCTATTTATTTGTTCTTGCGTTTTTAATTCTTCACGCTTTGTTTTTTCTTTCTCTCTAGCAAGTTGTTCTTTTGTCTTGTTTAACTCTCTTTCTATTTTTTGTTGTTCAATAGTAGTTTGAGTCTGTAGCTTTACAGCATCAGTAAGTTCTTTTGTCTTTTTAATTAAAGCTTCAATCTCTTTTACATTATCTGCCTTAATACCTTTAAGTTCAGTCTTGAATGATTTACCTACATTAACAAGTTCTGTATTAAGCTCTTTTAGTTTTTCCTTAGCAACTTCTGCACCATCTACAACAACCTTAAATATATCCCCCTCGAATATATCTGAACCTTTAATCTGTTTTGCCATAATTAATTATTTTGTTTAGAATACTCATCTAGTATTAGATAATACTCACTAACTGTTATTTGTTTCCAATCTAATCTATAACCTAACCACTTACTCAAATATATCAACGCTTGTTGAATACTAGATTGTTGATTAGTGTTCTTTTTTAATCCCTCTAATTTAGCATCTTCTACCTCAATTAAAGTCAATTTGAACCTATCTTTTGTAATTAAATAATCACATTGTATCAATGCTCTTTTTTTAATTATATCTAGGTATTGTTTATACTCTTTTCCTAAACCTCTTTTAGAGATATAATCATCGTACACGACATCAAAATCTTCCTTGTTAGTCTTTAAGTCTTTTAAATCCTCTCTAACATACCTTAAATCGCCTTCTAAACACTTCTGCCAGTTGTATAAAGGCATATCATCAATCGATTTGTAAACTTTTTCTTGCATATCTAATCATTCTTATTTTTATTTCATTTCTCAAAGCATCCATACTTTGTTCTGTCAAACCTATTATCCTATCTCCGTATATCTCAAATAGATCTATCGTACCTAAAAAATTTGTTTTATTTCCATCTCCATCAATCTCAAAACCATCATTCATAACCTTTATAAACATAGAGTTAAAAAACTCTCCAGTATCTAAGAATGTATATGGAGTTCCAGTCTTTTTGTTAGGGTTAATTTCTTCTGTAAGTGAAGAATATCTACCTATAACATTACCAAACTCATCAACTCCTTTATCTATAAGCTGTGTTTTTTGAAGTAGGTAATGTAAAACATAATCTTGAACCTCTTTATCAAAAGCATATAACCAAGCTTCTACCTCTTTCAGTAGTTTTACTTCTTTTAATTTAATATCTAAAGCAGTTCCTTCAAATAGATTTTTCATATATCAAAAGTACAAAAAAAAAGAGGTACAAATTAATGCACCTCTCTTTAGTATTAGTTAATCAATGATTAAGCATCGATATAATCAACAGTTCCTACATAACCATCTTTAGCGATAGAAAGTGTAAGTTCGTTAACAGAACCAGTAATTTCAGCGTACTCGATAAGGTAAACCCCATCAGCAGTTTCAGTTACACCAGTAATTGTTACAGCACCTACAGCAGTATTATCATAAAGAGCAAAATCAGCAAGTACAAATCCTTTAGCTTTGATAGGTGCAACAGCAGTACCATAATCTAAAGTCAATGTAGCAGTTACGCTAGTTGTTGTAATAGAAGATGTAGCGATATTAACATCTAACAAACCTTCAAGGTCGTTAAAATCTAATCCACCCTCTTCAGGAGTTATCAACCACATTGTAGACTCATCAAATAAACGATAGAAGTCAAATCCTACCATGATTTTTTGAGCAGTAGAGTCAGTAGCAAACATCATTTTTGCTTCAAAAGACTCATTATCTACTGGAATTGGATATAATTTAGTTCCTACTTTAGAACCAACTAAGTTTCCGTTAACATCAACAATATAAACTCCGAAATCAACACATCTGCTGTTTTGGATTTTACCCATTAATTGTGGAGATTCATTCCATAATTGACCTGCAAAAGAACGCTTCCCTTGTTTGATGAAAACTTTTCTTCCTGATGGTGCTTCCTCGAATGTAGAATCAGCTTTAGCTAACTCAACATTTTCAAATTGTGGAAGTGGAAACCATCTTTTAGAAGCATCAGCTTGATTAGTTAACGCTGTAAAGTAAGCTTCATCATAAGAAGCATAAGCAGTTAAATCTAAGTAGTTTTTAGCACCTGAATTATCTTTCAAAGGCACTAAAAAGATTTTTGATGTAACCGATTGAAGAGTTACACAATTTGGTTTTCCAGTATTGGAAAGACCTGCATCACATTGACATCCTATAGCCATAATTTATTTTATTTAAAATTTACAAAACCTTTACCTATGAGTACATTCGCTTCCTCACAAGATAATTTTAATATCTCTCCGTACCTCATCCATTTTGATTTTCCAGTTGACACATACTCTCTAAGACCTTCGTATTTACTAACAAATATTACTTTATCAGGCTCTTTAAATTCAGATATAGTTTTGAACTCATCCCCAAAAACATCAAATACAGACATATCACACTTGTCGCAAACCTCCACTATTGCCCTATTACTTATAGAGTTAGTGTGCTTAATATCAACGCAATACGCATTTATATCTTCCATTTTAAAGAAATCATCCCCTATACCTTTTAGCTTTAAGTTTTTAGTACAGTCAGAATCTAAACCTGAATTTATGCCATCAGACCATAGCTTGTAATTAACTTTTTCTAAAATGTATTTAGAGAAGAACCTACCTGCGCCAACAGATTGAGTTCCGTTCTTATATCCATTCCAAACACCTCCTTTTTTAGTTTTAGTATCGTAAAAGAAAATATCTTTCAATCCTAACACGTTTTTTGAAGTAGGTTTTTGTTTATACACCCAATCGAAATACCCATCAGAAAGTAAATCATCAGAACCTAAAAGAACTACACCATCAACATTCAAATCTTTAGCTTTTTCAAGCAAGGCATTGTGCTTATTGCTTACTGGGAAGTTCTCAACCTCTATGTAATGACAATCTTTACACAATCCTTTAGATAACTCGCCCTCACTTCCTGCAACTATAATCTCAAATCCATATTTCTTGGATTGATTAACAAGTCTTTCGAGAACAATTCTCTCTAAGTCATGTCTTTTATATACAGCTAAAATAAGAGCGAGTTTCATAAACTATTTATTAAGTAGCTTGTAATAACGCTTTAGCAGTATTGAAAGCACCTTTAATAAGAACTGCAGTATCGTTAGCAGAAGCAAATTGAACCAATCTCTTCTCTAATAACATTGTTTTCTTATTGTTAGTGAAGTCGTTACCATCTAAACCGATTTGTAAAGCTAAATCCTCACGAATTAACACTTGAAGAACAGATAAATCTCCTCCTAAGAAGTTTTCTCCACTTAATGCAGTAGTTGGGATAACTCTCATTCCTGCAACCTCTAATCCGTTAGCAGTAGCGAAAGTTGGCATGATATATTGACCGTTATTATCTCTAGTCAATTTCATACGTGCAACGATAGCAGGGTTAACGAAGATTGCGTTAGGCATACCGAAAGCTAATTCAGTTTGTAAAGCAACAGCTTCAATAACATCGTAATCGTTAGCTTCAACAGTAGCAGAACCAACAGCGTTAGCTAAAGTACCTGCACTAAAAGCAGTAGCATAAGTGATACCTCCTTTAAGGTTATCTCCAGTACCATCTCCGTTGAATAATTGGTCTTCCAACACAATATCCATACGTTTCATCAAGTTGTTCTCAATGTAAGAAACTAATTGAGGTAAATCAGCTAACATTTCAGTTGTTACTTTACCATAAACAGCGATTTTCTTAACATTTGCAGTAGCCTCTTCGTAACGTACAGAAAGTTGAGTTTTAGAAGCACCCTCTGCCAACATAATTGGAGTTCCTTGCTCATCTAATTCCTCAATCCATAACGCTCTGTTACCTGCAATACGACCTACAGAAACATTAGCTAAATAACGTAACTCACGTTTTCTGATTGTAGAGATAATACCAGTGTTCTCTGTAATAGAAACTTGTGTAGAACCTGCACCAATAGTGTTGGTAACACTCATATCTACAACAGCTTTAACTTCTAATCTCAAAGGTGCAGTTTGTTTACCATTGTTGTCTAAGATAGATTTAATCTCATCTTTAGCACCATCAAAAGCATTTAATAAAGCTTCTTTAAGTGTGTAACCAACTTTAGGCTCACTTGCAGTTTTTTCTTTGAAAGATTCAAGTTCTGCTTCCAATTTAGCGATTGCAGACTTAACTTCAGTAGTGTCGTTTTTAGCAGACATACCTTCTAATTCACTTTTAAGAGTCATTAACTCTTCTTTTGATACTGCATTAGCAGTTTTTTCAGCAATGATTGAGTTTACTTTTTCAATCACACTCTCTGGAGTCATTTCCATTTTTACTTGATTTTTGGGTTAAACAATTTATTATCTATATACTCTATGTGTTGGGTTTGGGATGAGTGAATAAATCGGCTCGTAACTAACACTTGCAAGGGTCTTTATATTTTGAAACTGAAAAAGAAACAACTATACCACTTAGATTTGCATCTAGGATGTTTTTCATCATTCCTTGCTCTGTTTCCACACCAAATCTACTAAAAGTATCTCTCGAGAAGTCTGTTATCTTTTTGTAGGTAGGCATTTTGTTAATAACTTTAACAAATTCAGCTTGTAGTTCAAGCATTGGTTCAACTACATTGATTCTATGTGCTGTTGTTGAGTAGTTTACAATATCTGTTTCATCTACAAAAACAACCTTCATTGTCATATCTCTTTCGATAGAAGAATCTTCTCCGTAAACCTTTTCATTATGACTTTCTACCAACCAAATTAATGGAGTTTTATCAAACATATTGTTTGTTGCTTTAGTCCACTCCATATTTGTAGCTAATCTAGTACCTACAATAGAAAAAGGTGCAGGACAATTAGGTAAATCAATAAGATTTTCATTGTCAATCGTGAATGATTCATCTTTGGTTATTGCAGTTATAGTAGCAGTTTCATCTCCACCAATAGCATTTTTACCAGTAATCATTTTGCCTACACGTAGCCACTTAGTATCACACGTATAAAATGTTTTGTCTAAGTATGAAGAAAACTCTAAAGAAGTATTCATTCTACTTACTATCTCTTCAAATAAGACTCCTACTTCTCTCATAACCAATAAGCATATTGTTTTCCTTTACCTCTAAACGCAGGGTAATCAGATAGATTAAGCAAAATGTAATCTTGTATTGCTTGATATGTCTTTACAGATTCGTTATATCTACCAAATATAGTCGTATGAGCAGATATTGGTTTAGAGTTTTCATTCTCTTGTTTAACAACTCCGTTTGGAGTCATTTGTGTAACCATATCTTTTTGATACTCGAAATATATAAACCCTAAAAGCATATCCTTCATACCTCTAGAAATTATAAGTCGAATATCATCTTCCGACATAAACTCATTAAATATTTGTAGGTAAATATCAGTAGTTGGAACACCTGCTACAACATCTGCTATAAATAAGTTGTATAAATCTATACCTAGTAATTCAGCCAAGTAAATACTTTCGTATCTATCTATATAGTCTTGTATCTTGGTATTAGCATACATACCAGTAGACATTTCAAACTTATTTGTAAAATCACTAGTCGTTACAAATGTACCCATAACCTTTCTTAGTTAAAATTAAAGCAGTATCTCTATCTACAACTTGTTTTTCTCCGTTCTTATGGAATTTAGAACCTTCAAATACAAATAAGTATTCAGCCTTATCTAAAATAGGTTCAGATTTAACTTCTACAACTGTTTTTTCAGATTTGTCTACCAATTCTTCCTTTACAACTTTTCTTGCTCTAGCCATTGCGTTTATTTTATGTTATTAACTACTTTACTCCAATCAAAAGACTTTTCAGCAGGAGTAGGTTCGATTATCTTTTTAACATCAGATTTTTCTAAATTCATAGAAGCAATTTCTGATAATTGAGAAGATAAAAACTTATGTCGCATCTCTAATCCATACAACCTTTCATCCGTTCCTTTACCATTAGCTAAGGATTTGATGATAGTTTCCATTTCATTAGTAATTGATGTAATAATTTCAGATTTATTCTCTGATTTACCAACCTCTAATACTGGAGTCATTTCATTAGCACCAAAAGTAACTGCTGAACCTTCCCATAAGGCAACTTCTGAAACTAGATAATACCCACCATTAGATTTGGTATCATCTTCAATCCACTTAATCTTATCTGCAATATATCTGTAGCCAATAGAATGTTCACGAATAATTCCTTCTTCGTAATCACACATCGCATCATTACCTTGTGTAGATGTACTCAACTCTCCAACTGCATACAATCCTAAATCATCTTCCTTTAACTCCACAAATTTACCTATCTGCCACTTCCAATCGTGATGTCTTAAAAACGCAATCTTTCTATTGGAAGCAGAATCAACTCCACGCTCTTGCAAAGACTTTGTAAAAGCACCTTTAACAATCATATCATTGTCAGAATCTATGTTCCCAAAATGGGATAAATACATAGCCACCTTGCGTGAACTAGAGTCAATATCCTTAATTTCTAAAGAATGCGACTTAATTTTATACGCAGAATTAAATTTATTATTCATATTTCGTTAAATTTGTTGTACAAATATAAAATTTTTATTATGAACGACATAAGTTTTTGGAGTGCTTTCTCAAATTCTGCTAAAAAAAATAGCACAAGAGCAATAGAAGAATGGTTTGATTTAGGAAAAAGATTCCAAACAGAATTATATGGTAAAAAAACTGCTGTATGGATTGACACCTCAAAACCATTTCAAAACTATGTCGAAATACCTGAACTAAGAACAGTTGTTGATAAAAAAGCACAAATGATTTCAGCAGGTATTCCTGCATTGTATAACGATAAAGGAGAGGTTGTAGAAAAACATTGGGTATTAGACCTAATTAAGAACCCTAATCCAATGCAAACTTGGAGAGACGTTATCTATTGTCTAGCAGTAAATGATGCTTTATATTCTACTGCATTTGCTTATGCACCTAAAAGAAGTTTTGACATTGTTAATCTATTTGTACCTATTGCCACTCATAGAGTTAAAGTACATACTACTGGAAAGACTTTAAAGCAATTAGATAAAGGTGGTCTTATAGATTATTACACTTACAACTATGATGCTACTTATGGAGGTGTAAATGAAAGTGATAAGCTTGAAAAAGACGAAGTAGTTATTATTCAAACTACAGATGGTATTAATGTACTTAATCCAGTATCAAGAATTGATAGTTTAAAATACCCTTTATCCAATATTAAAGCACAATACAATAAACGTAATGTACTTTTAGAAAATATTGGT